ATATTATTGATAACGGCTGTGTTTTGTCAGATGGAAATGGTGAATTGGTTGTCTTGCCTGATTTTAAATCGGCAGTTGTTTCAAGCTCAATAGATACTACTGGCTCATCCACAATTCAAACTGACTTCTCAAGGCCTTTGTTTTTACCTAGTGCATATCGTGGCGAATTGCTAGCTTTAAAAATCGCTTGTGTTGATTGTAAGTTAGATATGATAGGATCTTATGAGCTTTACAAGGAGCAAGTTTAATGAGTACCAAACTAGAAGATGAGCAGGGGTATCGAGTCTTTGGCTTAGAAATACAAGGCCTAATGACTCGGTTTTATATGGGATATAATCCATTTCCCACTTCATCGCTTTATGATCTTCAATATACCGATCTAGACTGCATCCAGTCAATTTCACCATATCAAGCCAGTATAGAGCCATCTGGAGGAGTGGCAACATATCAGCCAATTTCAATATCTTTGGCTATGGATAGAATGAGAGGATCAAGCGTTGATCCACATGTGATTTTTAGCCGTCTATCAAGATCAAGCTCCATTTGGAATGGTCAGCTTGTCGCCAATGTTTTGCGATCAGATGATACTCCCGATCTGGTGGTTGATAGTGATCCATCGATTTGGTACCCACATCTTTTGCATATAGGATCAGAAAGTTTTTATTGCACTGGTCAATCAGAAGATGCTGGCATCTATACAATCACGACAACGCACCGGATGGGATTTAGGCAACAACATCAAATCTATCTCGGGGGCACTGATACGCCAATTGTATCAAGCGAGCTAGTATCTTGGAGAGGCAGGCAGGCCAAAGTTTACGCTTGTGCAGTCGATCAGAACGGCCAAACTTGGGATAATCAAATTATTTTTCAGGGTATTATTGAAAGCTCCCCAACAATAGAAGGCCTAAACTCAATCACTATTTCAATTCTTCCTATCATCTCCATGCTAGACAATAAGGTCTCATCTGGCACTCAGAAAACTAAATTGGCTTATGGGATGCACTATTATGGAGATATAAGAAATCAGATCAACAATTTGATTTATCGCTATCCCAACGCGTCTGCTTATGGATATAATCCGATTGATCTAGGATCAGGCCTAAAGACTCATGATGAAACAATTGATTTGATAAATACCTACGGCAATTCAATTGCAGAAAAGTTTTCAATCATCAAGAGAAGCGGCCGATATATGCTCAGACTGGCAGAAGATGCAACGAATGCAAATCTTGTGTTTTCTGATAATGCTGATCTTCTAATTCAAGCTAGCAATGAGACTTATGCATTTGATGTGCCATTGCCTTTTATTGCAGAAGATCCACAAGCTCAATCGTTTGGCATCAGCTTTTTGGGCTCACTTGCGCCAATTCGGGAGAAGGCAGACGATAAGACTTATCAAGCGGATTTGGGCTTAAAATTCACCGTCACCGAATTCCCTTATGGAATAGGCCAGCCTGCATTTTATGACATTAAGGGATTTGCTTTAGGCTGGAGAGATAGAGATGAATATCACATCTTGGTGCAAGACTCACTAGGCTTACCAACTGAAGCAGATGGCAATCAATATGCTATTCAGATCAAGATCGGCGATCAAGTTATGAATGCACTGGCCACTCATGAAGAAGATTTAGGCGATGCATTCTTAATTTATCTAGATAGAAATGCGGATGAAAATAGGAGACTTCCACCATTCGGAGATTTCCTAGGAGAAGCGTCACCAGTTGAGATTTCTAAAGGCATGATCATCACCAGAAGACCAGCCGGCGAAGTCATTTTACAACTGCTTGAAAGTGGTGGAGGTGGTGCAATCAATGGAAGTTATGACCTACAATTGACGGGATGCAATTTGAATTCAAGCATGATTGATGAGGAGTCATTTTTAAGCTTGAATAGCGCATCAGGCATCACTGATTGGATGTTTTCTTTGCCAGCTGATGAGCTCACTTTGAGAGAGATACTTGATCCTATGCTCAAGACGGCCGGCGCTTGTATCGTGATGAATAGGGATAGCTATAATCCTAAAATCTCTTTGATGCTGCTAGGACATGAGGCAGATGAAGATCAATTGTCTTTGTCAGATGATGACTTCTTAGTAAATAAGCCTCCATATTGGTCAAATTTTGAAGATATCGTCACACAATTTAAATTCAACTACGACATGCATCAAGAGAATCCAACATCAAGAATAGTCAACAATTATGATGCAATTAACCGGCTAGCAGGTGAGACCAAATCAATGGAATTGAATTTATATGGCATCACTAGCGACATTCTAGGGGGTACAAATGCAAGTGACTTTCTAGAGAATTTTCTTCCAACTTATGCAAGACTCTTCAGGCTATATGGTCAAGCCGTCAGAATGTGGCATCTGTCAGTTGGCACTGGCAAGGCGTTGACTTTGGATGTTGGCGGATATTTAAGAATAACAAGCCAGTTTTTAAAGGGATATTCAGACGCTTATGGAGTGGCAAATAAAGTGGCTATGATACAAGAAATCAGTATTGACCTTATGGGGGAAGGTGCAGATTTAAAGCTTGTACACTTGGGGGATTCATCGCCATCTTGGAATGCGTCTGCTAAAGTGAAAACAATCATCAATTCAACCACTTTAGAGATTGAGACTGCATTTTATTCAGATGCTGATATAAATTATTTTCAAGTTGGGGATGTGATAAGCTATAGCATGCCAGGATCTGATGACACGATATCGACAAAAACAATAAGCGCAATCAGTGGCAATCAGATCACTTTTACATCAAATCATGGCGCTAGTGTTGGCGGGATTATCCAGCCTACTACCTTTTTAAACGCACCTGCTCATCACACAAAAAGAGCATATATTGATAGGAGTTTCATCTATGAGTGAAAAACCAGCATTAACGATGAGATATTTAGCCGATCTCATTGAGAGACTTGAAGAGAGAATTGCAATTTTAGAGCAAAAGAATGACAATAAAAAGACTGTAAAAAAAATTGTTGTCATTGAAGATCAACCTATCATTATAAAGAAGGCAAAATGAACCGTCTCCAATACCAGATCCAAACCGGCGAATTTATCGCTTGTAAAAGTACATCAGCCAATGCATCCACTGACTGGACCGATTTGAATTCTAGCGATTTCATTGATAGCACAACCGGATCAGCACTTGATGCAGATTTAGCGTTTTGTGATGTCAGTGTGTACAATCCAGGATCATCAACGGCTTTTTTAAAGCTAAGACCTCGCACCACTGCATCAGATAGCACAACCAATGAAATCTTTGTTTTAGCTGGTGGCGCTATTGATCTTCAATGTGGAGGCACAAAAGGCGGAGCAATCACAACTATCGCCTATAAAAAGGGTGCAAGTGGTGATGATCTAAAATTGATTTGTGCATTCAATAGAAAGTTGGTCTGATCATGGCAATTATTATTAAACCTCCAGTAAGTGGCGGCGGTGGCGGTGCAGTTGATTCAGTGAATGGAGAAACTGGCGTTGTTGTTTTGACTACTGATAATATTGAAGCTGGATCAAATGCAGATCGCCAATATTTTACCGCTGCACTACAGGCCGATCTAGATGCTAAAGCCGATCAAACTTCTTTAGATGCAGTACAAGACAAAACTCTTTACTCGAATTCTTATTATGTAAATGATGGAGTCAACGATATTCAAGCGGTCTTAGATGATATTGCCGGATCAACTGGAGTGAGTGCAATTTATGTATCGGCTGGATCTTATGGTGGCTCAACGGTCACAATCTCAGATCATGCAAATGTCAACATTTTAGCGCCAGAGTCTCCAACCGGCGTGCATGGTTGTGAGTTGCTATCTCGAGGCTTAACCATATCAGGTGCAAGTACAACAAGAATTAAGATTGAAAATCTCAACATTGAGGGAGCTTTCTTGATCAATGGCACTCAAGGCCGTCACTATTTCAAAAATGTTATCTTTGATAGTACCGTTACGATCAACAATTCAACGGCCAATTTTGTCACTTTTGAACAATGCTCATTTGCTGGTGGCATCTCTATTGCATCCAATGTGACGGCGACAATTTACTTTGATAGATGTGCTTTAGGCAATCAATTCGTCACCTCATCAAGATCTGGCGCCGGCTCACCACTATTGACAATCTTGACCGAATGCAGCGGGGTAAATGCATTGCAAGCCAACTTGACAAGCAATGTCGTTCTAGTTGGTCGCACTGGCTTTAATAGTGGCTCGGTTGTGCAATATCAAAACTCGGATAGCTATGTTTATGATCTCAATAATGGTCTTTCCACTTCTTTCAGTGGATCATATAGCGAGCTCAGAAACAAGCCAACTATTCCAACTTCAAGCGATGATTTGACCGAAGGATCAAGCAATTTATATTATACCAATACGAGATTTGATAATAGACTTGCGACAAAAACAACCGATAATTTAACTGAAGGCTCAACTAACATCTATTTCACCACTGCACGAGCTAAAACGGCGGCGGTTGTCAATAGCATGGCAGACAATCAAACTGATCAAGCTCCATCAGTTTCATCGGTTAAATCGTATTATACCGCTGGCACTGGCATCTCTCTCTCTAGTGGTCAAATTTCATCAACAATCACTCAATACACTGATGCGGATGCAGATGCAAGGATCACACTTCAAAAAGGTGCAAACAACGGGATTTGCGAGCTTGATGCAAATGGTCTTGTGCCTACAAATCATCTTCCTCCCTTGGCAATCACCGATGTGCATGTGGTAGCTGATGCAGCCGCTAGACTTGCATTGACTGCTCAAGAAGGTGATGTTGCCATTCAAACAGATGACTCTTCATCTTGGATCTATGACGGTACGGCGTGGGTAGCATTTGGCACAAGTGGCGCCGTCTTATCGGTCAATGGTCAAACGGGTTCGGTTTCACTCGATACTGATGACATTTCAGAAGGATCAACTAATCAATATTTTACTGCTGCTAGAGCAAAGGCTGCCGCCGTTGTCAATAGTACTGCTCAATCAGAAACTGATCAGGCTGCATCAGTGGCAGCAATGAAATCTTATGTATCTGCAAATGCTGGTGCGGTTAATTCGGTTAATTCGGTTTCTCCAGTTGCTGGAAATGTAAGCTTGACAACTGACAATTTAACTGAAGGATCAACAAATCTTTACTATACCAATACAAGATTTGATAATAGACTTGCGACAAAAACAACCGATAATTTAACTGAAGGTTCAACAAATCTTTATTATACAAGCACTAGAGTCAATTCTGCATTCGATACCCGCTTAGCGACAAAAACAACTGACAATTTAACTGAAGGCACAACAAACAAATACTTTTCAAACACACTTGCAAGAAATGCGTTTAGTGCTGGCACTGGTATCACAATCACAAGCGGCCAAATCGCTACTACCATCACGCAATACACTGATACATTGGCAAAAACGGCGGCGGTTGTCAATAGCATGGCAGGAAGCCAGCCGGATCAAGCTCCATCAGTTTCATCAGTGAAGTCATATTATACTGCTGGCACTGGGATCAGCATTGTAGGTGGTCAAATTTCTGCAACTGGTAGCGGGGGAGGATCTAGGCCAACATATAGCACTGAATCATCTTTCCCTCTAAATCTTGGCAGCGTTGATTATACTGGAGTTATTAAAAGAAGATATTATATCAACAACGGAGCTTCAGCCGTAACAATCAACCTTCCAGCGGTAGCGTCAAATGATGGATTAGAGCTTGTTTTCAAGTTGTTGGGGACTGGTACGGCTACGCTTGACGGCAATGCAAGTGAAACAATTGATGGAGCAACAACTTTGGCTTTATCTTCTCAAAATTCATCAGTCAATATCGTGGCAACATCTAGCGGCTGGAGAATAGAATAATGTCATATGACCTAGTAAAAGAAGTGACTCCGGAAGTTGCAATATGCAGCTTCTCATCATCTGGATCTGGCAATGTGACTTTTGTTTTTGATAGTGGATCTTTTACGCCGTCAATCGCAACAACCGTTCTCACACTTCCAGCAGGTTATGAATATCATATCATCAGCTCTCCAGCTGCTGTAAGTGCTCCCAGCACAGTAAATCACATTGTGAATGGAGTCTCTGAAACTGGATACGCTATTATATCCACCGGATTTGCTTCTGGTCTAGATCAAATTCAAAGCTCGATCATAGCTGATGCTAGTGTAACTTTTTCTTTAGCATGCAATTCTGCAACTGGCGTAAATAGCCGATTGCAAATCTGGAGGTTTCCATTATGAGTTATGACGCCAGCAGAGAAAACGGATGTAAGGCAATTCAAATGGATATTGCGGCGGCGGCAAAATTAAGCCAAGACTTCACTCAACGCACAATAGAATCTATCACTGCAAATGCTCAATATTTCATCGAGTCAAGAAAATATGTTGTAACTGATACAAATTTGGCTGGCTTAATTCTTTATCGGAATTGGGCTAATTTTACTTGGGCTGGTGCAACGATTAGATGCAATTCAGCATCAACTGGATCCACTACGACTGATGAAAGCTATTTTGGAGCAAATCAAGCAGGAGTCATATTTACTACTGCATCTAATTCAACAGGCATGGCTAACATTTCATCGCAAACTCATATAAATACATTTTGGAGGTTGTCATGAGCTTCTTCGGATTTAAGAAAAAAATCTTGATGTCATGTAGTGCGATTCAACTGACTGCAACACAATCAATCTCCACAACAATTGTAGATATTTCAATTTTTGATACGGCTATTATTCATCAAGTGGCGGCAGCCTCAAGCGTGGGATATCCAACAATTTCAACAACAGCCAGTCAAATCACACTTGAAGCCGGCTGGAAATATTTTATTGAAGTAAAATCAAAAGTAACTGACTCCATTGCACCACAAGGAAATGACAATTTTGCGTATTGGCTGACAAATACAAGTGACACGCAATTTTCTTCAACTGGTTTTTCTTCCACATATTCAGATACAATTCCGAATCGAGCTCAAGAAACTTGTATAGCATTTGTTGACGCCACGGCATCAAGTTTTGTGTTTAAGATGAAAGCTCAAAAAACTGGATCAGTAGGATCAACCGTCGAATTTAATGGATCTGCTGACTCTGGCAATACAAACTTTAAATCACATATCTTGATCAAAGCATGGAGATAAAGATGCAAGTAACAAAAAATTTTAAATTGTCTGAGCTTGAATTTTCTGATGCAATCCCCCCTGAGCTGGTAGCCAATGCAACGGAATTGCTCAAAAACTTGCAGGTTATCAGAGACCACTTTCAAAAGCCTATCGTGATCATCAGTGGGTATCGATCACCAGCTAGAAACGCTCAAGTTGGCGGTGCTGACAAGTCTCAACATCTTCATGCTAAAGCAGCAGACATCAAAATCGCTGGAGTACCAACTGAAGAGATTTACAATCGAATTGATAAGCTGATTGCTCAAGGTCTAGTCAAGCAGGGAGGCCTTGGCAAGTATATCAAATCTGGTTTTGTGCATTATGATATCAGAGGCTCTAAAGCCAGGTGGGAGGGATGATCATGAATAGTGATATGATTTCAATCAGCGCTTTAACGGCGGTGATAACTGCACTTCTGCCAGCTTTCAAGATCTTCTCATCTTACGATAAGCGAATTGCACTTTTAGAGCATCAAACTATGGCGCTACTGGTCAAGCAAGAAAAGACCGATGCAGAGCTTGATATGATCAACAAGACTTTAAATCAACACACAGTAATTCTTGAAAGAATAGAAACAAATTTAGATTTTTTAAAAAACAAGTAAGATTTGTGTTTTAATGATCATCCCCTTTACATGGAGAAGATCATGTCACAAAATTCACTTCTTGGCCAAGTTGCCTTTGCTACCCAATACGCACACATTAAGCCAGATGGAAAAAGAGAAGCTTATGTTGATGCGATGCGAAGAGTCAAAAATATGCATCAAGAAAAATTTCCTTATCTAGCATCGAGCATCGAGCAAGTATTCAATAAATTCGTATATCCTGGCCTAGTGTTTCCATCTCAAAGAAGCACTCAATTTGCGGGAATTGCCATCAAGCGCAACAACATGCGTATGTATAATTGCACTGCATCATATATCGATAGAGTAAGATTTTTCGCTGAAGGTTTTTGGCTACTCATGAGTGGATGCGGCGTTGGTTTTTCAGTGCAAAAACATCATATTGGCAAACTTCCAAACTTGATTTCTAAAGATCAAAGAGACTCAAGATTGAAGAAAATTCATGTTGTTGAAGACTCAATCGAGGGATGGGCTGAAGCTATCAACTCACTCATGAAAAGTTATTTGCCAGCCACTGAAGATGAAGCTGGCTACTGCATAAATTTTCATTATGATCAAGTCAGACCAGAAGGGGCCTCCATCTCTATTGGTGGCGTTGCTCCAGGTCCCAAAGTGCTTGAAACTGCGATTGAAAAAGTCAGATCCATTCTTGATGATGCAGTCAATCAAGGTCAAGCAAGACTCAAGTCAATCCAGTGTTTTGATATCTTCATGCACATAAGCCACGCAGCACTTTTAAGCTCAAGACGAGCGGCGACAATCGCACTCTTTTCACCAGATGATGATGAGATGATGACCGCTAAAACTGGCGATTGGTGGAAGGATAATCCACAAAGAGCTTATGCAAATATCAGCGCTCAAATTGTACTAGACGGATTTGAGAAAAAAGAGACCTTTACAACAATCATCGACAATGCAAAACAATACGGTGAGCCTGGATTTTTCTTTGCATCTAGTAAAGATTTTGCGACAAATCCGTGCGGGGAAATAGGTCTTTATCCCACCTATAAAAATGAAGATGGAAGCACTGAAAGCGGTTGGGCCGTATGCAATCTGAATGAAATTGTTGTCTCTAAAATTGACAATGCGGATCAACTTAAAGAAGTATGCGCCGCCGCTGCCTTCTTAGGTACTCTTCAAGCCAGCTACACAAACGCCGGCTATCTCGGAGAGACCACTAAAAAGATCATTGAAAGAGATGCGCTTTTAGGCGTCTCTATGACTGGCATCATGAGTGCACCAGGAATGATATTTGATGAATTTCTGCTGAAGTCTTGCGCTCAAATCGTGATTGATGAAAATAAGCTGATTGCAAAAAAGATCGGTATAAATCCGGCGCTCAGAGCAACAACAATCAAGCCGTCTGGCAATAGCTCAACGGTGGCCGGTTGCTCAGCTGGCATCCATCCATATCATGCTAAAAAGTACATTCGAACCATGAGAATAAATAAAATTAATCCGATTTGGCAAGAGATCATCAGTCAGCTTCCGGAAGTTTGCGATGATAGAGATCCCCAGGTTGGGATTGTATCTTTTGCTTGCGAAGCTCCATCCGGTGCAATTGTCAGAAAAGATCTATCAGCATCTGAATTTTTGGAGAAAGTTGAATTTATTCAAAGGTACTGGATAAAGCCAACAACACAACTCAGGGAAAAAGATCAATATGGATTGACTCACAATGTTTCAAATACATGTACCGTCAAGGCTGATGAGTGGGACGATCTCACTTCTAGGATTTGGCGTCTTAGAGATAGCGTAAAAGGCATATCTCTTTTATCTGACTATGGCGATCATGTTTATGAAAATGCACCATATCAAACGGTTGATGATGACAACATTGAAATGATTAAAAAATATAATAAATTGCTAGCGGCTGACTGGTCAAAGGTCAATCTGAATGTTGGTGGTTTTAAAGAAAATCCAGCAGTTGAACCAGCCTGCGCCGGCGGAGTCTGCCTTATTTAATCCCCCATGACGATTTCCAGTCTCTGGCATCATCTTCATCCATATCATCATCTACCCACTCATTTCGCCTTGGTGTGTCATTGTACGCTCGTTGAGTGATAGCCGCTTTCTGCTCACTTGGGAATGGCTCAGGTTGTGGCGATTTGCTTTGTGCCGGTTGCACTGGCTGAGCTGGCTGCACTGGCTGAGTTGGTTGCACTGGCTGAGTTGGTTGCACTGGCTGAGCTGGCTGCACTTGCACCGGTTGCACTGGCATTGGCTGAGCCTTGACTTGAGCCTTTGGCTTAGCTGGCGCTGCTTGCCTTGTACTGGTGATTTGAGTATCAAGCTCATTATTCAAGATCTCAAGTCTTTCTTCTTCTGACATATCCATACTATCAGCAATCTCAACTGCATCATAGCCACTGATCACATCACCAAAGACATCTCTGACTGCCATTGATTTGCATCTAGCCATAAGCATCTGCTTTGGCATGGTCTGCCATTGTCTATTATTTGTAAGGCCTTGGCGCTGCGCCATTTCAATGGTGAATTGCACTGTATATTTTTGATTGTTGTCAGCACGAACGAATTCAAGAGAGCATTCAACATCGGAATTGGTCAACACCTTCCAGGATTTGCACTTAGAAGAAGCAATCACGATGCCAAACATAGTGGCGGCTTGATAAGTGATCTTTCCTTTAATGACATTCATTTTTTCCATTGTTTGTGCAATATTCCATCCATGCATCATGCCATAAGAAAGATAGGCAGTTACAAGTTGTTGAGCATTCCAGTTGGTGCCACCAGTGAGATAGCCGGCGAGTTTTACAAGTTGATCCATGCTATCAGCGATTGCATTGATATCTGACAAAGAGTCTAATAATTTTTGAGAAGCCATTTTAGTTTCCTATTGTGCGAGTTGGTTTAGTTGATTGTTGATTGCAGCGATGATCTGATCAGGTGATGCAGATTGATCTAGGGAAAGAGAAGCGATCTTGACTGTGATTGTGTGAGTGCCAATTGTGAAAATGACATCATCACAATCGATTTCCCAGTCTTCAAAGAAGTCATCAAACTGGTGCATAAGTTTTGCAGTTTGATCAAGTTGAGTAAGGTTGAGTTTCATTTGGTTGCCTTATGGTTTTTGTGTTTAAGCCGCTAGCCAGTACATTGTGCAGATGATGCCAAATACGCCAACTGATGCAAAGAAGAGATAAGCGAGGACAGTTTCAATAGCGTCTCTTAGAGCGCTTTTCTTGACCACTGGTCTTGCTACGATTTGGAATAATCCACATTCTGGAGAACGGTTTTGCATTTTTTAAATCCTTTGTGTTTTAGAAGCCAAAGCTTGAGAGGAGGTTTTCAATGTACGCTACAACATCGCCATCTTCTGGCATGTCATATTGATCCCAGTCGCTGCCATCAGCATTGAGCAAAGTAATTTCATCATCGCTTACTCTGAAGAACGCTTTGCCATAAGCCATGGCGTTTGTTGGGATAACCAAAGCATCACAGCCATCCAATTCGGCATCGAATTTTCGACTGGTTGCGTTGAGGATTTGATCTACTGGGGAGATGTTGAAGTTTTGCATTTTGCATTTCGCTTTCTGATCTGATTGATCATGTTTGACTTACTTGTCTTTGTTGATAAATAATATTTAAACTATTTTGTTTAAAGTGTCAAGAAAAAAGTTTAAAATTTTAAATAAAAAAATTTAATGTTTACCACTTGTAAGAATTTCGATTGATATTTGATATTTTTTGAGTCTCACGATTGAAGTCAACGACAGCGGTCCCCAGTGATCCATGCCTATTTTTAGAGACAATGATTTCAAGATCAGAGGGTGCATCTTTATCATAGTAGTCTGCACGATAAAGCATCAGTACTGCATCGGCATCTTGCTCAAGTGATCCAGACTCACGAAGGTCGCTTAATCCAGGCCTCTTGTCAAGCCTGCCTTCAACTTGTCTATTTAGCTGAGTAAGGCAAATAACTGGACAATCGCAGGCCTTGGCAAGAAGTTTTAATGCTCGGCTGATTTCACTTACTTCTTGCTCTCTCATCAGATTTCTATTCTTGCTTGTGCCTTTTAGAAGCTGGAGATAATCAATGATGATCAAGCCAACTTCCCCATCCTTATCCTTCACTTGCTCGCAAATGGTTTGCACTGATGCAATGGTCTCAATGCCAGTATCAACCAGATGGATGTTGAGCGATTTGATTTCATTTGATGCCTTCTGATAGGCCAATCTTAGATCATGATCAAATTCGCTTAGTCTTTTGTCTTTGATCGCACTAGCATTGATCTCACCAACTGAGCAGACAAGTCGGTGAATAAGCTGCTCTTTGCTCATCTCTAAGCTAAAAAACAAAGTCTTTTTCTTATTCTCTCTAAGCTGGGACAACTGGAGAAGATGAAGAGAGAGCGCCGTCTTTCCCATACCAGGCCGGCCGCCGATATAATAAAGGCATCCTCTTCTTAGCTTGAGCATATAGTCAAGATCAGTCAGATCGGTGCTAAGTGCATCCGATTTGGTCTCCAAAGAGAAAATCGCACTCTCCACTTGATCAGAAAAACTTTCCAGCTTAACGGGAATGCAGGCCTTTAATTCCTGGATTTTAGCTTGATATCTTTGATCAATCCACTCTTTGCTGACTCCCTGCCTAAGCAGTGTTGATTTTAGATCATCATAGAATGACGTCTTGGCAGTCACATACCAATGCAGATGCTCCATGATGCACTGCTCAACATGCCATGGAGTCAAAAGCGTTTGATATTCTGACTCAATTGTTGTCAGAATAGTACCGATATAATCGGGATCAGACATCTCTGGCAATTCATTTTCAAAGTCTTTAAATTGGCGTCTATACTGATCATGCACATTGCAAAGATCGATCATCTTACCAGCATCATTTAGTGTCTTAGATGCTCTATAAATCGCAATGAATGTGTCATTAAAAAAGATATCTTCATTCTTGATCAGCCTAAATACTGCGGCTTTGCATGGATGATCTTTGACTTTTGAGAAGCTGACTCGGTCAAGATTATAGAGCAATCCATTATCACCAGATACAAATTCCGGCAGACTTTCATCAATGCTTGTTTCTGAAGAAATCATCCACATCGTTTTAATCAGCTTAGCAGCTCGGATGAATGGAATGTATAAATCTTCTTTTGTGAAGAAGCTATAAGAGTTGCAGATCTTTCTAAGCGTATACTTGAATTGATCTTCGGCTTTGGTGATCACCGCAACATATTTTTCTCTTTCTGCCTGCTGGTGCTTATCTTCTTGATGATTTGGCCTAATGCTGGCGCCTGGAAATCTTTCCATAAACTCATTGTATGAGGTGGGATTATTCTTCTCAATCTCATCATTTTTTTTGCACCAAACAGCATATTCATTGTTGAACCTAGCTGGATCAGCCATCCTTAACTGGCTGGCGTAAGACTCCCATTCTTTCCATGCTCCCCAATGAGCAATCTCATAATCGGTCAACATATGTTTTATTCCTATCTCTTAGGCAAGAATTGCAATGCAGTTGGTACTGGATACATAAAAAATTGATGGCTAATTCCATTTGTTGCACGCTCAAGTTTCTCAGCAGTGGCCAGCTTACAACTCTTTTCATCATCCAAATATTTGTAAACCTGCTGGACAGTGAGATCCATTCTTTGAGCGATTTCTTTGACGGTAAGGCCGGAATACATTCTGATCTTATTGATCTTGATTTGTGATTTTGTTGTCATGTGTTATCTCCTTGATTGACAATCTAAATCAATTAAACACTTTCATTTAAAAAAATCAACAAAAAGATTTACTTATTTAAAATAAAATGTTTATAGTGTGATGACTCAAGACAAAAGGAGAGAAATTGAGCAAACTTTTTTCAAAACAAATCACTAGCTGGGGAGTGGCCTGCAATATCAGCAGATGCAAAACCATGGCAACAATCCCAAACGGCCAAAGAATTGTCATGTTACTTTTAGAGCTTTATGATGTGATGCCTATGTGCAGCCAGCTGGCAATCACTCAAAGATATATGGAAATTGCAAACATCTTGGGAATTGCTGAAAGGCCGGCAATGAGGGGATTGACTGCACTTTGTGATCATGGCTTTCTAGTAAAAGAAGCAAACGCACATGAAAAAGAAAAGAAGGCAAATACTTGGTGTTTTACCTCTAAAATGATTGTCAGATACTGGCGATCTTGGGGAGACTTTAAAGATATCAATCTCAGTGCATTGCCTCCAGAAGACAAAGATTTAAAGATCAGGCTAGAAGCTCAAGCAATCTTAAATAGCATCCTAAATTCAAATAATTTAAGCCTCCCCCCCCTGGTGTCACCAATAGCACCACCTAGTGCCACCAATGGCACTACCCTGGTGTCACCAATAGCACCACCTAGTGCCACCAATGGCAGAAAACTTGCCACCAGTGGCAGAAATCTTGCCACCAGTGACACCACATTATTAAGAGAGGAAGATACTTCTATTAAGAACAGGATTAAGAAGGATCCACCAACCGACATGCCTTCTTCATCTGGTTTTGCTGATTTGGATTTACCTAGATGGAATGAGATGAAGCATCTTTTCAAAGAGGAGATGATCAAGGTGGATGATATGACTCAAATCAAAATTGTTTCATCTTGGCCAGATCCCCCAACTGGATATAAGATCAATCAAGAGGCTGGCTATTGCAATCACAATTTCAAGGCCAAAGATTTTGATAGAGAAGTCTCTAGGCAATGTAAAATCATAAAGGCCTTAAATGGTCAAAAAACTCTCTTGCTTAAAAGGCAAATGGAAATGACTTTGCAAAACTTTGGCGGATTGCTTTCAGATGATGAAAAGAACGCCATAGAGACATCAATCACCATCCCAACAGGTCAAAGGCTATTCATCTATGGAGAACGCGCCAAAGGTGAGCATTTAGCAGCAGGCATTTTTAAGCATGCACTCTTTCAGATGGAGAACGGAAATGATCGCCAATTTGGATGCTCATCCATCTTCTATGGCGGATTTGAATTTCTGATTGAAACAAGAAAAAACATGTATGAAAAGTATGGGAGAGAAAATCCTGGTGGCTTTCCAACTGCTCAGCTACTTACTGACAATGTTGAATACATGATCATTTACAACCACTCAAACGCAACAAATAAAATGCTCATGCATGTGCACAATGACATTGACCAGATCATCCTCAATAGACCAGCAATGAATTTCATCATCTGCTCAACTTCTCATATCAGTCAATGCTCTAAGGCAATTCAAGACAACTTCATAAATATTGAAATCAGATAAGGATTAACATGAATTTAGACTTTTTAAAAGACAGGCCACTTGTTGCCAATGTCAGCGGTGGCAAAGACTCAACCGCCATGGCGCTTTATCTCATTGATCAAGGTCTAGACTTTGAGCTAGTGTTTTGCGATACCGGCTGGGAACATGAAGACACCTACGCCTATTTAGACTACCTTGAAAAAGTAGTACTCAAGAAGCCAATTCGCAGACTCAAGAACGAGAGATTTTTCAAGACTGATCAAGGTGGCTTTCAGGAGATGGTTAAGAGTAAAGTCTTTTTTCCTACTGGCAATATTCGCACTTGTACGCTTACGCTCAAAGTTACTCCCCAGCTTGAATACATGGATGAAATCAGAGCACTGCACCGAAAGAAGCCAGTCAGTGCAGTAGGCATCAGAAGAGATGAGAGTCAAGCAAGATCGACACTAAACGAATTCGAGGAAAAAGATGAAAGTACAATCTGGAGGCCTCTGATTGATTGGAAGGTGGCCGATGTTGTTGCCATTCACAAGCGATTTAATGTTGCTCCCAATCCACTCTATACAAGAGGATTTTCAAGAGTTGGCTGTTTTCCATGCATCTTCTCAAGAAAGGCAGAAATCAAACATGCTTATCATGAGCAGCCAGAAAGATTTGATCTGATCAGAAACCTTGAAGAGGATGTAAAACAAATCGCCAAAGATCTGGGAAGAAAAGATGCTCAGTACTCTTTTTTCAAGCGTGGTCCAGTTGATGAGGTGCTTGACTGGTCTCTCAAAAATGATGATCAAATGGAGCTATTTGAGGAGGAGTATTTAAGCGGTTGCTTGACCTGGGGATTATGTGACTCTGGTCTTTCAAAAAAAGTTATCTCTGAAATGGAATATGAGAAATTAAAATAACCTCTTATTTGTTTAATCATTGCCAACTCCATCCTAAGCGAAGAGACCTATTGTTTGAGTGCGTAGAACCTTCGGAGTGGCAACAAATCGCCGGTCAATTTGGTTAAATGGAAATCACAAAATACGCTAAACTAAAACCGACCGGCTCAAATCTTGCCTGCGGCCTTTTTGTGAAGTATGAAAACAACGAATGCGTAGCACCTTGGCAGGCAATTTACATCTTTACGATATCAATTCCATTCATAGATAAATACTCTTCCCCCGTAGATATCCATCTATCACTCTTGTTTTCATAGACCACTGACTTGATACCAGCATGATGGATCAATTTGGCACACATCAAACAAGGTGGAGCAGTCACATAAATCGAGCATCCATCAGTAGCTATTCCACATCTGGAAGCATTCGCAATTGCATTAAATTCAGCATGGTGGCAACCGATTTGGCTTTCTGATCCACTAGCAATTTTATTTACATCTCTTAGGCAACAATTTCCTCCACAAAGGCCAGCCTGCTTTCTAGCGATTCCATTGAAAGACGATACAACTGGCACATCCCCCCGAACGATAACGGCGCCAACTTTTGCTCGATTGCATGGAGATAGACTAGACATAATTCCAGCCATATCTAAAAAGGCTTTATCTTTAGCAGTCATGACAATCCTCATCTTTGGAAGCAAAGCAGGCCAGATCGGCAGCCAGTTTGAGAATAGCTTTAGATCTTTTACCACACTTCCCTTTATTGCCTACTGTGTATCTGCCTAAAGCAAGACAGACATCACCTTCACTCTTGGCCAGCCATGTTTGATAAGCCTTTATCCCATACTCGATTTCACTGCATCCAGCACAATCAACAAATTGTTTTTTTACCTGCATCACTCCTTTTGCTCCAGCTGATGAAGTCAAGCCAGTTTCAAACCGGCTTTCATAGTAGGCTAGAGCAATCATGAGATATGGATCGATTTCAAACTTGTCTGCGGCTTTGGCTACATGCAAACACTGGTCCATTCTGGCGGGGATGGATTTGGCAATCAGTTTGCTCCATCCAGTACTATGAGGAGCCTGACTAGGATTCACTATCAATCCCATCACAATCCAGCAAATTTCAAAATAACTAGTCATCTTCATCCTCACTCTTTGTTATATCATCCCACTCATAAGAATAATCGATATCATCAAATGAAAGAACGATTGCGTTTTGATCGAGGATCGCTCGGCAGTTTTTACAATAATGATATTCTATACTAGATCCAGCTAAGCTTGATCGGATTTCATTCTGACATCTTAGGCATTGCATTGATAAGCTCCATAGTCTTGGGAAAAATTGTTGATGCTATATCATACACCGCTTTGGCAAATTCTTGCATTTCAAATTGCGAATGGCTGTCTAAACGCAGCTTTAAAAAGTGCATCACTGCCTGAGTGCTAGCGCTCCAGATACATTCGCTATAAGTGCCAACTGGCAAAATAATTCTTGCTTGCTCCCTGCAAACTCCCATATCAAGCAATTTTTGATAGTTGCAATAAGCGATTGTATAGGTCTCACTCAGCAAAGCCAGTGCATCCATATCAGCATCATCATCTAGGTAGCCAAATGAAGATTGTTTGTTTTTAGTGTCTTGTAGTCTGAAGTGCTCCGGATAAAAGAAGCTCTCTTTGATCTCGGTGTATCTTGCACTTTGCTCATTCCACGCACAGCCGATTTGATGTTTCATCCACTGCCTCAGTACAAAGATTGGCGCTTTAATTCTGAATTTGAGATTGCCATGTCTAAAGGGAGATGAATGATTGTGATCCCAAAGATATCTTAAAAGTTTTTCATCTTTGCCGGTCCACTCTTTGCTCTCTCCAGCATAAGAGACGCGAGCCGCATTGACAATTGCCAGATCATCCCCCATGTGGTCAATCAACTCCACAAATCCGCCGTTCACTTCTATTTTCATCATCTTCTCCTTAAAAAATATTATATATTATTATATAATATTATGCTTTCATGTGTTTATATAACACACACAACAGGAGAAAGTGATGAGCAAAGATCAACAAACAAAGAAGATTTTAGCTAGTGCAAAAGAATTTCTAGATCAGCTCCCTTCTCCTATATCCACTCCAGCAGATGAAGCCAGCAGAGACCAGCTAAAGGCCTTTCTTGATGATTTGATCTTGTCAATCCTTCAAGACGGTTTTGAAACTGATCGCAAAACTTTGATTGATATTCCTATCATGATCAATGCACTGGCCTGCTGCTGGAGTGAATACGCTATAGCAATCATAGAAAGGCAAGAAAATGCTTAATACCAACCTAATCAACCGTCTCATCAGCCTTGAGGGAGTTGTAGACGCGATGTTTAAGATCGAGGCGCCAGATATCGCGGCCGCTTTAAAGATCTGCATCAGTGACATCTTTTCAGATATGATCAAAAAACATGGTGAAGATCTTGAAAGACAATTCATTTTTGATCAAGAGATTGAGAATAGAATTAAGGATCTATCCGGCCAGAAATCATATGAAAGCGTCAAGCAAATCAAAGAAATCTATGATCAACTAAAGGCCAAAAAATGAGAGAGTTTTCAGTTTATAAATTGCATGTGTCAATGGATGCCTTTAAAGGTGATTCCGTTTGCCTTCACAATTTTTTCAAGACAATTTGTCTAGTCAAGAACTCCGGCGCTTTCACTTACAAAAGCACTGATACTGGCTTTGCTATCGGCTCAACAACATCAAATATTATCCTTGATGTATGCATTGATGACTATGAATATACAAACGAATATTTTGATCTGATGCTAGACAATAAAACCATCTCAATGAGATATCTTGTTGAAAAAATGGTGACCATCTCTTTAAAGGTCGTTCGCAATCGCAGTTATTGCAAACAAGTTTTAGCCGCTCAAGATCCAGAAAAGGAATTGATCAAGCTGGCAAATAAATTTTACAAAACACTTTACATTTCAGCAGTGGATAATCTCCATCGCACAAAGAGAGTCTTAAAAAATGCTCAATAGAATGCACTTAATTGGCCGCGCTGGCAGTGATCCACAAATCAAGAAAATCGGTGAAAAAGATCTTGCTACTTTCTCCGTTGCCTATTCCGAACGATACAAAGATCAAGATCAAGTCACTTGGTTTAATTGTGAAGTCTGGGGACAACTTGCCAATCTCGTCTCAACTCAACTTAAGAAGGGGGATAAGGTCACCGTTATCGGCAAGATCCAGATCAACCAACATGAGGGAAAGACTTATGTCAAACTTGTTGCCAGTGAGATTATCTTTCTATGAAAATCAAAGATAGAAAATCAATCCTCAATCTCTATGTGTCAACAAAATTGATCAGCCTTCTTGATGCTTTCAGTGATAGGCACTCTATCAAAGTTTCAAAGCTGGCTGAAAAGCTGATGCTTGACGGTCTCAACAAAAGTGAGATTGATCAAGTCTTGTCTATCGATGATGATGATGCTATTGAGAAAATCACTACTAAAATCATTCGGGAGCTGGATCATGGCAAAGACTAAAGCAATCGCTAAAAATGATATGGTTGATTCTAAGGCCGGCAAAAATAGCACTGCACTGACAAAAAAGCCAGAAGAAGATAAGGCTGAAATCGCAAAGAGAAAGCGGATCATATCAACCGAGCAAGTACTTGATTTTATCTCTCAAGGCCTATCCCAAACTGACGCTTTATCTCTTGTTGGGATTGCATATAGCACTTGGAATGGATGGATGAAATCTGATCCGGATTTAGTGGCAGACATCAAACGAGCTGAAATCTCATTGAAGATCAAGCACCTTCAGAATATTCAGCGTCATTCTGAAAGCGATGTGCGTGCATCTCAATGGCTACTCGCTCGCAAGTTTCCATCAGAGTTTGGAGAGAAGTCAACGATTGATATGAATACAAAATCAGATGATAGCAAAGTAATCATCAATGTTATTCAGCAGGTGCAAAAAGAGAAGCATGCTCAAGTCATACAAGTAACGCACGAATTGCCAGAAGAAATTGACGATGAAGAAGACTGATATTGAGCTCAAACTTAATCCCTTGCAAATCGATCTGATCGACAAATTGATTTATTCCCATGATCCATTTATTGCCGTTAGAGCTGGCTGGGGTAGTGGCAAGACATCTGCTTTAGTATTCGCTCTATGGACCTGGTCAAGCATCCATCCAAACAAGTCATCTCTTTTGATCACCGACACAGCGCCACGCTATCGATCGGTCTTAGGTCCAGAAATTGAAAAGTGGCTTGTGCCTTATGGCTGGATATACCATCAGCAAGAAGGCAAATGGACGGCGCCAAATGGCCATGTCGTTTGGTGCAGATCATATTTCAGACCAGGCACAAGAGACGCAACGCACAATCCACTTGAAGGTCTTAACATAACTTCAGGCCTTGCGTTGATTGATGAATGTCAAACTCTATCTGAAGAAGTGGCTCAAAAGACTTTAGGCCGTCTCCGATCTGGTCCATCCCCCAAATTGGTTATGGTTGGCCTGCCAGTTTGGGGAGCTTGGTGGGTAGACTTTGCAGAGAAAGCCGGATGCTCGCCAATCTTCTATTCAAGCCATGTCAACAAAAACAATTTATCTGAGGCATGGTTTGAGGCAGTCAAGAACCTGCCGGAAGCTGAACGGCTGGCAATGGTGGAAAATCAGCCAAAGCCTCCTCAAGGTGTTGTCTTTAGTGAGTGGACACTAAGTCACATTATAGAAAATTGGCAGTATCAGCCTTCTATGAGCGCAAGAATTGTGGTTGACTTTGGCTTTAGAAAGCCTTCAGTCTTGATCTTGGCTCATGATCCGTCTCTAAATGCTGAAGTGATCTGCGCTGAAATCAATCCTCAAGAAATCACTTTGTCAGATCTTGCTAAAGAAATCTTGAAAATTGCTGCACCTAGAGAGCTGGCTAAGTACTACCCCAGCCGTATCTTGCTTGATGGTGCATCCGGTGATAAAGCTGGCTCAGCTAGATCAGATCGAACGGCCTTGTCTGCCTTCCATGAGCTGGCTAAGCCACCGGCGCAAGGTGGGATTGGTATGCCTTTTAGGTGGTCAACTGATCCAATACGAACCGACATCTTAAACGGTATTCAAAGAGTTAAAAGACTCATCCACCAAAGGCGGATTCTATGCGCCAAAGAAGTTTGGGATAAAGGTGGATCAGCTCAAGGCAACTCGTTCAGGAAGGCGATCTTATCCTATGCTTGGGATGGCAAAGAGATGCCAAAGAAAGACGGGAAGGAGGATCCACTCGACGCGCTCAGATACGATGTTATTAATTGGCTTTGGCGTGATAGTGAGATGCTGCCAGATAAGCCAATTCCATCCACTTCTTTGACGGTCAAAAAGAAGATCGATCTTGTGCAATCACACATCAAAGCGATGAGGAGCCACTAAATGCTAGAAGAAAACAAAATCCACCTTGGCGATTGCCTTGACCTTATGCCATCCATTCCCAGCAAATCGATTGATATGATCTTGTGCGATTTACCTTATGGGACAACCGAAAGCAAATGGGATTCTATCATTGACATGTCTAAACTTTGGCAAGAGTATGAACGAATTATCAAGGATAATGGGATTATTTGCTTGACTGCACAAGGCGTCTTTTGTGCCGATTTGATTTCATATAAAAGAAAATGGTTTAATCATGATTATGTATGGG